ATGTCGTCCGCGACGAAAGCCAAAGCTTGGCACCCCGAAGACATCAAGGCCGAAGTCCGCAAGCGCCGGGGCACTCTGACCCGCATCGCCCGCGACAACGGACTGTCAGATGCAGCGTGCCGCGTTGCGTTCTTCAAGCCTGTCCCCGCCGCCAACCAGGCCATCGCGTTGTTCATCGGCAAGCCGGTGTACGAACTTTGGCCTGACTGGTTCGACGCCGAGGGCAAGCGCCGGAAGGCATCCATTTCCAGCAACGAAAATAGCCCCAAGGCGGCGCGCGGTCATCGTCAAAAGAAGGTGGCGAAATGAGCAAGCGCAAGACCAGTGACGCGGCCCCTATGCCCGAATGGGCGGACCGCCTGATGCGTCTCTACACCTGCCCATCCAAGCCCTCGTTGGTCTGGTGCGTCGAACAGCTCTATTGGGAGCGGTTCCCAGACCAGGCGCCCAGCTACAGCCAGGCGCGTCGATATCTCGCCTCCGTCGCTCATCGCCAAAAGGTGGCGAAATGAGCAAGCGCAAGACCAGCCAGCCCGACCCGCGACAGGGCGATTTCGGCTTCTTCATCGCCCCGCCCGCCACCACCGCCCCGGCCCCCGCCGAGGATTTCGACCGCGCCATGCGCGACGCCGTGGCGGCCACCCTGGACGACGCCTCGCGCCGCAACGCCGCGCCGCTTCGGCGCGAGGCGGTGGCCGAGGCCATGTCCAAGCTTCTGGCCCGCCGGGTCAGCAAGACCCAACTGGACCAGTGGGCGGCGCCCAGCCAGGACGACCGCCGCATTCCCGCCGATGCCCTGCGCGCCCTTGGCCTGGTCACGGGCGACTGGCACGCCCTTCACGTCCTGGTGGAAGCCTGCGGCTTCAAGGCCCTGACGCCCGAGGAAGCCGTGTGCGCCGAATTTGGCGCCCTGCACGCCGTGCGCCGCCGCATCGACCAACGCGCCCGCGAGCTGACCGGCGACATGGAAGACTTGGTGGGCGGCCTGCTGGGCAAGATGAAGCGCAACGGGGTGGCGCCATGACCAACATGTACACCCCGACAGAACTGGACGAATTGAAGCTTCCGGGCCTGCCCGGCAAACGCGCCATCCAGATCAGGGCCAAGAAGGAAGGATGGCAGGGCGTCAAGAAAGGCAACGCCGTTGCCTATCCCGTGTCCGTCCTCCCCGCCGAGGCCCAGGACGAATTGCGCAAACGCGCAATTTCCACCCGCTCCAAGGCCCTGGTGGCCCAGGCCGCCACCACCGCCGTGGCGCAGATCGACCCGGCCGGGCTGAAGTCGTTCCAGCGCGATAGCTGGCAGGCGCGCATGGCCATCCTGGCCCATATCGACAGCCTGGTGATGGACGGCGCCAGCCAGTCCAAGGCCATCAACGCCCTGGTGTCCATGGCCAAGGCGGGCGAACTGCCCGCCGAGCTTGCCGCCCTGGTACCGCTGGCCAATGCGCGTTCCGGCACCAAGCGGGCCGACGCCAAGGGCGGGCGCACGCTGTCGCGCACCTCCCTGTACACCTGGCTGGACGAACGCAAGACCAAGGGTGACACCGCCCTGGTCCCCGCCGCCCCGGCGGAACAGCCCATCCCAGAATGGGCTGGCGCCCTGATGGACCTGTACGCCCGCCCCACCAAGCCTTCCCTGGCCTGGGCGGTCAAGGAACTGGCCAAGAAGCTGCGCGCCGATTTGGTGCCCAGCTACGACCAGGCCCGCCGCTTCCTGTTGCGGCTGGACACCATCACCCGCAACCAGGGCCGCATGGGTCCGCGCGCGCTGAAATCCCTGCGCGCCTATGTCGCCCGCGACACGTCCGAGCTGTGGCCGGGCGCGGTGTACGTCTCGGACGGCCATTGCTTCGACGCCGAGGTGCAGCACCCCCGCCACGGCCGCCCGTTCCGCCCGGAAATGGTCATCGTGGTGGACGTGTACACCCGCCGCATCGTCGGCTGGACCCTGGGCCTGGCGGAAAACAAGTGGGATGTGACCGCCGCCGCCACCAAGGCTTTCACCACCGCCACGGTATGCGACATCTGGTACGCCGACAACGGCCCCGGCTACAAAAACCGCATGTGGGACGACCACCTGACCGGCCTGGTCGCGCGTCTGTCCATCACCAAGAAGCACTCGCTTCCCTACAATTCCCAAGCCCGTGGCGTGGTCGAACGTCTCCACAAGACCCTATGGGTGGCCGGGGCCAAGGCCCTGCCCACCTACATGGGCGCCGACATGGACGGCGAGGCCCGCCAGAAGGCGTTCAAGATCACGCGGAAGGACATCAAGCAGACCGGCAAGTCGCGCCTGCTGCTGACCTGGCCGCGCTTTGTCGAGTTCGCCGCCGACCTGGTGGACGCCTACAACGGCGCGCACGAACATTCCGAGCTGCCGCGCATCAACGATCCGCAGACCGGCAAGCGCCGCCACATGACGCCCAACGAAATGTGGGACGACGCGGTGGCCAAGGGCTGGACCCCGGACGTGGTGCCCGAGGATCAGGCCGTTGACCTGTTCCGCCCCTACGAGAAGCGCAACACCCGCCGCGCCCTGGTCGAGCTGTTCGGCAACAGCTACTTCGCCCCGGCGCTGGAAGCCTTCCACGGCGAAGACGTGCTGGTGGGCTACGACACCACCGACGCCAGCCGCGTGTGGGTGCGCGCCCTGGATGGCCGCTTCATCGCCGTGGCCGAGTTCGAAGGCCACAAGACCAGCTTCTTCCCGGTGTCGGTGGCCCAGCAGGCCGCCGAGAAGCGCACCCTGGGCCGCCTTGCCCGCAACGAAGCGCACCGCGCCGAGATCATGGCCGAGCTGCACCCGGACACCCTGCTGGAACACCAGCAATCCGTCCCGTTCGCCACCCCGGACGCGCTGTCCGAAGCGGCCGAGCTGATGGAAATCATGAACCAGCCACCCGCGCCCGAACCCCAGCAATTCGCCACCGATGGCCGTCCGCTGTTCGGCGACGACATGCAGTGGGTGCAGTGGCTGTTGGAGAACCCTGGACGGATGACCGCCCAGGACGCGGAAGGGCTTCGCACCCTCATGCAAAGCCCTTCCTTCCAGCTTGAGCTGGAGATGCACGGGGTGGGGACCACCACCCTGAACAACCTGGTCAACACCAAGATGAAGGTATCGTAATCATGCGCGCAAAGTTTGTCCCGACCCAAAACGCCAAGGAATTCCTGGCCCGCTATAAGGCCCTCGAACAGCGTGGCGCTGAAGAAGCCTGCCTCATGCTGGCCGAAGGTGATCCCGGCACCGGCAAGACGACCACCGTCCAGTGGTGGGCCGTTCAGTCCGGCGCCCCCTTCGTCCGCGCCAAGGAGGAATACACCCCGGCCTGGTTGCTGCGCGACCTGCTGGGCGAGCTGCACGTAACCCCGGAATACAGCTACGAAAAGATGTTCCGCCAGGCCGTCAAGGCCCTGGCCAAGTATGCCGCCGACGCCCAGCGCGACGGCCGCCCCACGGGTGTCATCATCGACGAAGCCGACCACATCAGCCGCAACAAGCGGATGATGGAGACGGTGCGCGACCTGTCGGACATGCTGGAAATCCCCTTCATCCTGGTGGGCATGGGCAAGGTCGCGGCGAATTTGACCCGCTTCCCCATGATCGCCCGCCGCGTTGGCCAGACGGCCATTTTCCGCCCCATGCCGCTGTCGGATGCCCAGGACATGGTCACCGCCCTGTGCGAGGTCGAGGTGAAGCCCTGCCTGGTCGAGTTCATGCACCGCGCCGCCGCCGGTAAGTCCAGCGAGATCAAGGAAGGCATCGCCGCTATCGAGCGGTTCGGCAAGCGTAATACGGGCGCCGCCATCGGTGTGGCGGAAATGGCCGGGCAGATGCTGTTCAACGACCGCACCACCGGCAAGCCCATCATCGTGAGGGCCTGACCATGGCCAGCGAAACCACCGAAACCCTGACCGGCCAGAACGCCGTGCTGGCGGCCCTGCACCCGGATATCTGCCAGGATGCGGACACGCTTGCGGCCACGTCTGGCCTGACCCGGCACAAGGTCCTCACGGCCATGGCGCGCCTGATTGGCCGGGGCCTAGCCGACCGCACCGAAGTCGGCTGCTACCTGTTGACAGCCGATGGCGTGGCGTGGCGCGCTTCGGGACGCCAGATCACCCCCGGTCCCAAGGGCAAGAACCACTGCAAGTACATCCGGCGCCAGCCCCATGCCCTGCATGACCGCGCGTGGGCCGCCCTGCGCATGCTCGGAAAGGCGTCGTTGCCCCAGCTCATGGAACTGGTGGCCGACCCGGCCAAGCCGGACGGAACGGGAAGCAACAGCGTTCGGATGTATCTGGCGGCGCTGGCCAAGATCGGCTGGTTGCGCGACTTGCCGCGCGCGGCGGGAACCGCCCCCACCAGCAACGGCTATAAGCGCTATGCCCTGGTGGTAAATCCCGGCCCGCTGGCACCGCAACACCGTCGCCAAGCGCGGGAAATTTATGACCCGAACGAGCGAAAGACCTACCCGCTCCCGCCGAAGGAAGGTGCGGCATGACGGCGCGCGGACCCAAGCCCGGCGCCAGCAAGCGCGACGGTCAGCACCTGGCCAACGCCACCGCCGCCTGGGGCGCCCCCCTGCCGCTGTGGGTGGCCGCCCTGGCCCGCGCCTGCGACGCCTCCAGCCTGTCCGAGGTTGGCAAGCGCATCGGCTACAGCGGCGCCGCCGTGTCGCAGACCATCAACCGCAAATACGGGGGCGACCTGGCCGCCGTCGAAAAGGCCACCTGCGGCGTGCTGCTGGCCCAAAAGGTGGACTGCCCGGTGATGGGATTGCTGGCGGCCAATGACTGCCTGTCACACCAGCGCCAGGGCTTCACTACCGGAAGCCGCATGCGGGTGCAACTGGCCATGGCCTGCCCCAACTGCGCCCACCGCCAAGGAGCTGACCGCCATGGTTGAAGACACCACCAACGCCGCCCTGGCAGGGGAACACCTGGCCGCCCTGCATTCGGCCCTGTCGCGCTGCTGCCTGGCGTGGCGCGCCCTGTACCGGGCCGGGAAAACCACCACCATGACCCCCGACAACGCCCTGGAACTGGCCGATTGGTTCGCGCGGTGCGCTTCCGAGGTCACCACCATCGCCGCGCTGTTGGGCATCACCATGGTGCCCATGCCCCAGCCCCAACCCAAACCGCAACCCACCGGCCAGGACAAGCCGCGCCTGTCCGTCATTGAAGGGGGGAAACTCTGATGAGCACCCGATCCCGCTACCGCATCGGCGACCATGTGGCGACCGATGGCAAGGAAGGCCTGGGCGGCGAAGTGATGGCGCTTCGCGATGTCAGCCCCACCCGCCAGGTGCTGACCGTCAAGACCGCCGAGGGCACCATCGTCCCCGTCACCGTGGACCTGACCAACGGCGGCACCATCGTGCTGCCGCCGTCCAGCCTGCCCGAGGCCGTGGGCCTGGCGACCGTCATCGCCTCGGGCCGCGAACCCCACCTGCCGGTGTCGGCCCAGCTCGCCATCCTCGCCAACGCCGTCATCAGCATGGCGGCGGGCGTGGTCCCGCCCATGGGGGCGCCCCATGGCTGACTTCCTCAAGCGCCTGGCCGCCCGCTTCCGCCGCCCCACCAGCATCCCCAACGCCGAGCGCCTGGTGCGCTCCCGCGCCCTGTTCCTCTGACCAACGAGAAGACCATGAACGAAATCATCAACATCGCCGCCACCGCCGCCCGCGTGTGGATCAATCCCAAGGGCCACCAGGTTCCCGAGCAACTGGTGAAGGAACTGGACAAGACCCGCGACGACCTGGTGCGCGGTGCCGTCGCCGAGGCGAAGGACCTTCAGCGCCGCATGAAGGACTTCAAGGCCAAGTGGCTGGCCGAAACCAAGGCGTTCGTCGGCTTGGCCGCCGCCGAGTACCAGACCAACCTGGGCGGCGTGAAGGGCAACCTGACCCTTCGAACCTTCGACGGCCTGATGGAAATGACCGTCCAGGTGGCCGACCGCCTGACCTTTGACGAACGCCTGAAGGTGGCCGAGGCCCTGGTGGGCGAATGCCTGGCCGAGTGGTCGGCCAACGCCCGCCCCGAATTGAAGGCCATCGTTGAAAGGGCCTTTAAAACCGACAAGGAAGGCAACGTGTCCACGGGCGCCGTGCTGGAACTGCGCCGCCTGGACATCGCCGACGACCGTTGGAAGCGCGCCATGGACGCCATCAGCGACGCCATCCAGTTGACCGGCACCGCCACCTATCTGCGCTTCTACGAACGCCCCGACATGGGCGCCCCGGCGGCGGCTATCTCCCTCGACCTGGCCAAGCTGTAGGGGGCCGCAATGAAGACTATTCGTCTCTCGGCCGACCACGGCTTTGGTGAATTCATCGTCAAAGGTATCCAGGTGGGAAAACTCTGCGCCCACCATGAAACCAACGGTCCCATGTTCCTGGTTGCTCACGCGGCAACCCTGTTTGCGCTGCCCGGCTTCTTCACCACCATGGACGCCGCCGTATCCGCCGCCAAGGAACTGGACGGCCTGGCCGATTGGGATGCCATCGCCTCTGTCCTCTCTCCGATGAACAGCAACATGGCCGAGCGGCGGTCGCAAGATAGCCGTGCCCTCTATGCCAAGTGCTGCCAAACGGTCACCGACCACGGCGGGTTCCTGTCCCTCACCGACGACGTGGGAGGCGCCAAATGATCGCCCCCGACCAGCGCAAGAAGCTGCGCGACACCATTGCCGCCCTGAAGGCCAAGACCACCGGCAACGGCTGCACCGAGGCCGAGGCCATGGCGGCGGCCGAGAAGGTGGCCGAGCTGCTGTCCAAGCACGGCGTGGAAGACGCCGCCGAGCTGGAGTTTGACCAGCACCAGGTGGAGATCGGCCGCCGCACCGTGGTGGACAGCCTGTGGGGCGTCGTCGCCACCTTCTGTCACTGCAAGCTCTGGTACTCGTACCAGCGCCGCTACTCCAACGGCCGGATGACCGCGCAGTGGTCGATCATCTACTTCGGCCGCTGGAACGATGTCGCCGTGGCGGAATACCTGCACGGCATGCTGGAACGCCACATCAAGGGCGCTACGCGGGAATTCCAGAAGTCCAAGGAATACACCCGCCGCCGTTCGCCCAAGACCAAGCGCGAGGCCACCAAGGCGTTTGCGGAAGCCCTGGTTGATGCCTTGGAAAACAAGCTGTGGGACATCCAGTGGCGCCGCACGCCCAAGGTGGAAGGCGCCAACCACCAGGCCCTGGTCCTGGCCCCCCTGGGCGCCGTGGAAGCCGAACTGGAACGGCGCGGCATCACCTTCAGCGACAAGGGCCTGAAGCCCGTCAAGGGCGCCGCCAAGGGCTTCGACGCCGCCAAGGACCACGGCAGTGCCGCCGCCCGCAACATCGACATCAACGCCGCCATGGGCCGCACCCAACAGGGTGTCGCCGGATACCTGAAATAAGGCGAAACCCCCGGCGCCGCGCAGATCGGCGCCGGGGTGTCGGCAGGGGACTGGCCGCCCCGCCCTGATGATGCCAGGCCGAACCGGAGAACACGACACCATGCATCCTCATGAAGACTGCATCGGCGCCTTCGACGCCACCGACCCCATCGGGTCCGCCATCAACATGATTGCCATGTCGAACTACAGCAGCCAATTCCGGGGTTCCCCGGTCATTGCCTGCCTGACCGCTCTTGCCGAACTGGCGGACGTGGCGGACGCCCTGCGCGAGGAAATGAAGGACATCGCCCTGGTCACCGGGCGCAGCAAGACGGACGGCGAGAGCGACGCGGATTGGGCCTTCCTGGCCGAGGAAGTGGCCGACCTGGCGCACGACGCCGCCCGCTATCGCTGGCTGCGCGAGCGCGACCTGGTCTTTGTGGCTAGCGTGTTTGCGGGCAAGACCGCGCCCAACGACGTCATCAATCAGGACCACCTGGACCACCTGGTGGATGAAGAAATGGCCGCCGAGGCCGTCCAATGATCGCCGCCAAGATGGGCATCACCGCCCACGTCACGCTGATCCGTGCCCGCCAGTCGCTGGGCCTGACCCAGGCCCAGGTGGCCAAGTCCATCGGCATCACCCAGCACCAGTTCAACCGGGTGGAGAACGGCCACGACAGGTTGGATAGCGACAAGTTCATGGTGTGGGCGGCGGCTGTCGGCTGCACCGTCAAGGTCAGCCGCAACGACGTGGACGGTGTGAAATGACCACGCAGGACCAAGCCCTGGCTGGCCTGTCCAAGCCCGAGCTGGTGCGCTTGGTCAAGCGCCTAGCCCATATCAACCTCTTCCGGCTGAACCGTATCGACATCATGTCCGTGCAGCACGCGGAAGCCAGCGACCAGTCCATGGCGGCCATGAACGCCGCCATTGCCATGCAAGACAAGGTTCGCCAAGCGCAACAGGCCGAAACTGAGGCCTTACAGGCTCTCCGTGATGCGGCTTTGAGCCGCAACAACGCCGCAACGCGCAGGGCGGAAAGGGCGTGGCGAGCCGCCCAGGCCAACCACGACCAGGTCAGGGCCGAGAAGGACAAGATTTGGGCGGCCCACGAACGGCACCAACGCCGTGCCGACAAGCTGTGGGACGCCATGGAACGGGAGCGCGCATGATGACCATCACCCCCGAACGCAAGAAGCTCTATGGCGCCCTGCACGCCGCCGCCAAGAAGGCGGGCCTGACCGAGGATGCCGATTACCGCGCCATGCTGGTGGCCCAGGTGGGCAAGGACAGCGCCAAGGACATGACGGATGGGCAAATCCGCAAGGTGCTGGCCCATCTGAACCGGGGCACCAAGGACGCCCCCGCCGACACCCGGCGCCGCGACGACAGCCCGACCTCGCGCAAAATCCGCGCCCTGTGGCTGTCGCTGCACCAGCTTGGCACCGTGCGCAACCCGTCCGAGACGGCGCTGACCGCCTTCGTGCGGCCCATCGCCAAGGTGGACGACCTGCGGTGGTTGTCGCCCCGCGACGCCTTCCGCGTCATTGAGGCCCTGAAGTCCATGGGCGAACGCGACGGCGTGCGCTGGGCGGAACACAAGACCCCGCAGGAAGCCATCATTGCCGCCCAACTCGCCAAGTACGAAAAGATCATGGGTAGCGGAACAAATACCTATCAGGCTGTACATTCGGAGGTCCACGGACTTGTCAGCGCTGCATACAAAAAGGATAATCCTTCTCGGGATTTAAATTGTTTGGTTGAAAATCTTGGACAACGTATGCGCGACTTTGCGACAGGCGGTACAAATGAACCGGCCGCTTGAGGATGAAATCCGCACATGGCCGCGCGGGCTGGCGGACATCGCCCGCCTGATCGGCGCCAAGGAAGCCATGGTGCTGGGCGACGCCGTAGGCGGCGTCCCCACCTATATCCCCAAGCATCCCGACGCGCTGCACCAACTGACCCGGCATATCAGCCTGGACGCCCTGAAGAAGCTGGCCAAGGCATACGGCGGCCAGACCATCGTCATCCCGCGCGGCGTCCATAAGAACCTGAAGAAGGTCGCCATCCTGGACGCGACCGGAAGCCGCCGCGCTGTTGCGCTGGAACTCAAAGTCTCAGAACGCTACGTGCGCAAGGTCGCCAACGAAGTGCGACCGCCAGACCTGTTCACCGTCAACAAGGATTGACGAAAGACAGATACGGTAAGAGTATCCGCGAATAGTGTACCGGATACTTTTTACCCCCGGAACTGTTCCGTGAATTCCAACTAGAGGCAAAATTAGTGTCAATTCTCGGAACAGTTCCGGGGGTAACACTACATGCCGACCACTTCCAACAGCACCACCACGCAGTCCTCGCTTGACCCGGTCACGGTCCTGGCGCGCACCCTCTATGGTGAAGCGCGCGGCGAAGACCGCCAGGGCCGCGAGATGGTGGCCAACGTCATCATGAACCGGGTCAACATCGACCTGGGCCACGACGGCAAGCCCGATTGGTGGGGCGAAGGCGTGATGGCCGTGTGCCTCGCGCCCTGGCAGTTCTCGTGCTGGCTGCCCCAGGACCCCAACCGCGCCAAGCTGATGGCCGTCACCGAGGCGGACCCGATCTTCCGCGAATGCGTGCGGATCGCGCGCTTGGCCGTGGCGGGCAACCTGCCCGACCGCACCAACGGCGCCACCCATTACCTGAACATCCCGCTGGTCATGAAGACCACCGGCACGTTGCCCGCCTGGGCCGCCGACGCCAAGAAGCGCACGGCCGCCCACGGCGGGCACACCTTTTTCCGCGTCATCTGAAAGGCCCCAAAGCCCATGGACCCGAAAGCCTGGTATGCCTCCAAGGCCATCTGGGGCGGCATCGTCGCCGTCCTGGCTGGCATTGTTTCCGCCGTCTTCGGCATCAGCTTCAGCGCCGCCGATCAGGTGGAGCTGGTCAACATCATCATCACCCTGGCCAGCGCCCTCGGCGGCCTGTTGGCCATCTGGGGCCGCCTCAAGGCCAAGGCCCCCATCGGCAAGCCCACCATTCCCCCCGGCACCGCCCCCGCCCTGTTGCTAGCCGCCATGCTGGGCGCCCTGGTGGTGGCTGGCCCCATCGCCTGCGCCAGCCGGGTGGCGGAAACCCCGGCCCAGACCGTCTATGGCATTCAGGCCGACTTGACCGTGGCCCAGCGCACCGCCCTGGCCTTCATCAAGTCCGATCAGGCCAGCCCGACCGCCAAGGACGTGGTGAAACGCCTGGACGCCACCGCCGTGGACGCGGTCAAGGCCGCCCAGGACGCCGTCCGAGCGGGCGACAGCCCGACCATTCCCGCCGCAATCGCCACCGCCCGCAACGCGGTGGACGCCCTGCTTCACACTCTGGCCGAGGGGAACGCCCGATGACCGCTGACCAAATCGCCCTGATCAAGCTGGGCCTGGACATCGCCGTGGCCGCTGGCCAGGGCATCGCCCAGGCCGTGGAAGCCAAGACCCTGGTGGAACGTCTGGTGGCCGAGGGCCGCGACCCGTCGCCCGAGGAATGGGCGGCGCTGAACGCCGTCACCGACACCCTGCACCAGGCCATTCAGGGGGCCTGACGTGGACGCCTACGACACCGCCCAGGCCCTTGAGCTGAAGCAACGCGACCAGGCGGTGGCCAAGGCCGCCGCCCTGGCCCGCGCCCGGCAACAGGGCATCGGGTCCGACATCTGCGTGCTATGCGAGGAACCCATCCCCGAGGGCCGCCGCTTGGCGGCCCCTCACGCCAACACCTGCCTGGACTGCCAGTCCGAGCTGGAAGCCACGCTGGCGAGGTGACCATGACGCTGACCGATTTCAAGGAAGGCTTGACCACGGCGGGCATGGTGCTGGCTGGGGCCTTCACCGTGCTGTCGCCGTGGGTCCTCGCCTGGTTGTCCAAGACCTTCGCCACCAAGGCCAAGGTGGACGAACTGGCGGGCCAGGTCGCGGCCATGGAACAGCGCCTGGCCAAGGGCGAAACCCGCTTCGTCAAGCTGGAAGGCGCCATCAACGCCGCCACCCACGCGGCGCGCGAAGCCAAGGAAGCCGCCGAGGAAACCGCCGAGGCGGCCAAAAAAGTGCACGGGGCGGAAGTCGCCATCGCGCGCCTGGAAGAGAAGATCAGCGGGCTTGATGAAAGCCTGGACCGTATCGAGCACTTCACCCGGTTGATGGTTGAAGGCCACATGAAGATGGGGGCGAAGCAGTGAACAAGGCAAAAGAAGTCATCAATGAAGACCGCCGCCTGGTCATCCTGCGTCTGCTGGTGGAATACCGGGGCGCGTTGAATTCGTCGGCCCTGGAAAGCGCGCTTCGCGCCTATCACAGCTATATCGACCGCGCCATGGTGCGCGACGACTTGCGGTGGCTGGAACTGCGCGACCTGGTGGTGCTGGAAGACCTGGGCCGCGACGTGAGCGAGGTACGAGTGACGCCCAAGGGCGAGCGCGCCGCCTCGGGCCGTGAATGGGTCGAAGGCGTCGCCCGCCCGAGTGGGGCCTGATCCATGGCCAAGCGTCCGTCCAAGGTAGACCAATTGCCCGCCGAGGTGCGCGAACTGATCGGCAAGCTGCGCCGCGACGGCCGCACCCTGGACCAGATCATGGGCAAGCTGGCCGAACTGGACCTGCCCGACGCGGCCATGCCGTCCCGCACCGGCATGTTCCGCCACATCCGCCAGCTTGACGCCATCACCGGGGAAATGCGCCGCCAGCAGGCGGTGGCCGAAGCCATGGTGGAACGCGGCCTGGTCATGGATGAAGGCCGCACCGCACGCCTGAACGTGGCGCTGGCCCATGGCCTGCTGACCAAGTTGATGTTCACCGAAGACGGCACCGTTGCCACCCTTGACGCTGAGGAAGCCATGTTCGTGGCGCGCTCCATCCAGTCTCTTGCCAGCGCGGACAAGGCGTACACCGACCGTGAACTGAAGGTGCGCGCCGAAATGGCCAAGGAAGCCGCCGCCGCCGCCAAGAAGGTGGCCACCGGCATGGGGCTGACCCGTGACGCGGTGGAAGCCTTCCAACGCGAAATGCTGGGGCTGGCGAAATGAACGCGGCCATTCAGGCGGCAATCCGCCAGGCCGTCCCCGAAATCCTGCTGACCTATCAGAAGAAGCTGCTGACCACCGTGTCCGAGAACGCGGTGACCATCTGCGAGAAGTCCCGCCGTATCGGCGTCACCTGGGGCATTGGCTCCCTGGCGGTGACCACCTCCGGCGCCTCCCGCGAAGCCGGGGGAATGGACACGCTGTACATCGGCTACAACCTGGACATGGCGCGCGAATTCATCGACGTGTGCGGCCAATGGGCCAAGGCGTTCAACCAGGCGTGTGACCTGGTCGGTGAATTCCTGTTCCGCGACGGCGACCGCGACATTCAGGCGTTCCGCATCAGCTTCGCATCCGGGTTTGAAATCGTTGCGCTGGCCAGCCGCCCGCGCTCTCTGCGTGGCCGCCAGGGCTTCGTCATCATCGACGAAGCGGCCTTCCACGACGACCTGGAAGAATTGCTGAAGGCGGCGCTGGCGCTGCTGATTTGGGGCGGCAAGGTGCTGGTGATCAGCACCCACGACGGCGCCACCAATCCTTTCAACGAACTGGTGGAAGACTGCCGCAAGGGGCGCAAACCTTACGCCCTGTTGCGCATCACCTTTGACGACGCCCTGAACGACGGACTGTACGAGCGCGTCTGCCTGAAGAAGGGCGAAGAACCGACGCCCGAAGGTAAGGCCAAATGGGTGGCGGGCATCCGCGCCTTCTATGGCGACGCGGCCGACGAAGAACTGGACGTGAACCCGAAGCAGGGAACCGGCGTCTATCTGCCCACCTGGATGATCGAACGGGTCATGGCCGATGGCATCCCGGTGGTGCGCTGGCACCAGCCCGACAGCTTCGCCCAACTTGCCGACCACCTGCGCGAGGCCGAGGCCCGCGACTTCTGTGAACGCGAGCTGCGCCCCCTGCTTGAGGCCATGGACCCCAAGCTGCAAAGCGCCTTCGGCCACGACTTCGCGCGCAAGGGCGACCTGTCGGTGTTCTGGCCGTTGCAGCTTTTGCAGGATATGCGCCGCCGTCCGCCCTTCGTGCTGGAGCTGCGGAACATCCCGTTCGAACAACAGCGCCAGATCCTGTTCTACGTGGTGGACCGCCTGCCCAACTTCATCGGCGGCGCGTTGGACGCCACCGGCAATGGCGCCTATCTGGCCGAGGTGGCGGCCCAACGCTACGGCTTCGAACGCATCGCCCAGGTGCACCTGACTGAAGCCTGGTACCGGGACGCCATGCCCAAGTTCAAGGCCGGGTTCGAAGACCAGACCACCATCATGCCCAAGGACGCCGACGTGCTGGCCGACCACCGCGTCATCCGCCTAGTGCGCGGCGTTCCGGTGATCCCGCGCGCCAGCGAAGGCGGCGGCAAGGGCGAAGATAAGAAACAGGACGCCAAGCGCCACGGCGACAGCGCCATTGCCCATGTGCTGGCCGATTTCGCCATCCGCATGGACATGCCGGACATGGACGGTTTCGAGCATGGCGGCGACACCCGCGCCGGGCAGGAACTGGACGACTACGGCACCACGGGCGGCGACGTGCTGGGCGACGACGTGGACCATTGGGAAGGGTTTGATTGATGGCCAAGAAGATTGCACCGCCCGACCTGAACGAGGTGGCATCCACCGCCGATGGCGACGACATGCTGAACATCTTCGCGGGGGAACTGCGCCAGCCCCGCGACGAAGTCTTGCGCACCCGTGGCGGCGACCTGGTCGTGTACGAACGTATCCTGCGCGACGATCAGGTGAAATCCTGCTTCGGCCAGCGCAAGACCGCCGCCATTTCCCGCGAGTGGCGGGTGGAGCCGGGCGGCCCCAGCGCCATTGACCAGGCCGCCGCCGATTTCATCCAGGCCCAGCTTCACGGCGTCCGGTTCGACCGCGTGTGCGAGAAGATGCTGAACGGCATCCACTACGGCTATGCCGTGGGCGAATGCCTGTACAGGGCCGAGAACGGCCAGATCATGCTGGACGCCATCAAGGTGCGCCGCCAGCGTCGCTTCCGCTTCGACCGCGAAGGCCGCCTGCGCCTGATCCGGCCGGGCGTGCCCCAGGGCGAAGTGATGCCCGACAAAAAGTTCTGGATTTTCACGGCGGGCGGCGACGACGACGACGACCCCTACGGCCTGGGCCTGGGCCACCACCTCTATTGGCCGGTGTGGCTGAAGCGCAACGGCCTGCGCTTCTGGTCGGTGTACATGGAGAAGTACGCCATGCCCACCGCCCTGGGCAAGGCGCCGCGCGGATCGGACAAGGCGGCCAGGAACAAGCTGTTGGCCGCCCTGCGCGCCATCAGCACCGAACGCGGCGTGGTCGTCCCGGCCGGTGTGGAAGTCGAATTGCTGGAAGCGGCCAGGTCGTCGGGCGGCGATTACGCCACCTTCTACGGCCTGATGAATGAAGCCATCAGCAAGATTATCCTGTCGCAGACCATGACCACCGATAACGGGTCCAGCAAGGCCCAGGGCCAGGTCCATGAAAACCGCCTTAAAGACGTGGTGAAATCCGACAACGACCTGTTGTGCGAAAGCCTGAACGATGGCCCGGTGGCCTGGCTGACCGCGTGGAACTTCCCCACCGCCGCCCGACCCCGCGTGTGGCGCGACCACACCGACGCCCCCGACGAAAAGGCGCAGGCCGAGCGTGACGAAAAGCTCTACGCCATGGGGTACGAGCCGACCCCGGAATACATCCTGGACACCTACGGGCCGGGCTGGATCAAGCGCCCCACCGCCACGGCGCCCGCGCAGATCGGCGCGCCCACCCCGGCGGCGACGCCCACCCCGGCCGACTTCGCCGAGGGCGACGGCGCCCCGACCCGCGACGCCGCCGACGACCTGACCGACCAGATGGAGGTGTTGGCGGGCGATGCCCTGTCCGCCATGATTGACGAATTGGGCCGCGTGCTGGACGACGCCACCGATTTGGCCGACGTGGAACGCCGCCTGTTGCAGATGGCCACCAGCCTGCCGGTGGACGACCTGGCCAAGACCATGGGCGATGGCTTGGCGGTGGCCGACCTGACCGGCCGCAAGGACATCATGCAATGACGGTTGAACCGACCGCCGTCCCGTTCACCGAGGCTATTGATTACCTGCGGCAGAAGGTCAACCTGCCGACCAAGGCATACACCGACCTGTGGGGGGCGCAGCATGCGCGCGCCTTCGTGGTGGCCGGGGCCATGAAGGAAGACCTGATATCGGACCTCCGCAATGCGGTGGCCAAGGCGCTGGAACAGGGCACGACCTTGGCCGAGTTCCGCAAGGATTTCGACAAGACCGTGGAAGCCAACGGGTGGAGTTACAACGGCACGCGGGGAAACCGCACCCGAACCATCTTCAATATGAACCTCCGCATGGCCTATTCGGCGGGCCGCTGGCAACAGGCCATGCAAACGAAGGCCCGCCGCCCGTATGGCCGTTACGTCCACATTTCGTCGCTCCATGAGCGCAAGGAACACGCGGGGTGGCATGGAACCGTGTTGCTGTTGGACGACCCGTGGGTGGCGACCCATTGGGGACCGTGCGGATGGGGGTGCAAGTGTTCATGGCAAACGCTATCCGAACGCGACATCAAGCGGTACGGCTATGAGATCGCCAATCCGCCACCCGAAACCGAGTGGGAGGAAGTGCCCGTGAGCACCCCCACCGGCAAGGTGATGGTGCGCACCCCGAAAGGTATTGATCCAGGCTTCGGCTACAATCCCGGCGAGGCGGCATGGGGCCGTGGCGCCCAAAGCTTGGCGATGGAACGCCACGGCCCGTGGGAGCCGCTGACCGCCCCAGGTGCCAGCCCGGCCACCGACCTGGTCAAGGCCGAGAAGCCGGTGGCCAAGCTGGGCAAGCGCGCCGAGACGGAAGCCGAGCTGCGCGCCGCCCTGCGCCACGCCATCGGCGGCGACCAGGCCATCTTCACCGATCCCCTTGGCGATAGGGTCAACATCACCCAAGGCATCGTGGACCACTACCTGGAGAAGGACAGCCGCCGCGACGGCCGCGAAGCCTTCTTCCCCTTCATGCGCGAGGTGGTGGAAGACCCGGCCGAGATTTGGGTGGGCTTCGCCAAGTCCAGCGTCTCGGGCCGCGTGTCCCTGCGGCGGCGCTACATCAAGCTGCTGGAGCTGGGCCGCGACACCACCGTGGGCATCGTCGCCGATGCGGACGGCGGCCAGTGGTCGGGGGTGACGTTCTTCCGGGGAAACAAGTCCGCCATCAACTCCCTGCGCCAGGGCGTGCGGGCTTACGGAAAGGCTTAGTCCAGCAGGGCCTGCCAGGCCTGAACACCCAAAATGGTCATCCGCACGGCCCCGGTAGCGCCGATCCGCTTGACCAGCCCCAGCTTGACGCATTCATCAATCAACCATTCCGGCGCCGGGTGACGGCACTCCACGGTATCGGGATGACAAGAGAGAAGCAGCAGGCGCTGTTGCTTGGAAAGAGGCGTGTCCAGCATCTCAATCCTTCAGGGATAGACTATGGCGCCCGCACGCTGCCACGTCGCCCGGCACCGTCAACGGTGTGCGGCCCTTGAAAGGGCGGTGCCTGCATCCATGATGATAGGACTTCCACGACCGGATTTGAAGTGTATCATCCGGTTTCGTGAAAAACGCCCGCTGACACCCCAAAGGGGTATGGGCGGCATCGACGTGGCGGGCACCCCGCCGCCGCCCGCCCCAGGGCCTTAAAAACCGCTTTAACGGCGGAGCATCCGCGCAAGGGAAACGTACCCCCGGAACTGATCCGGTCGTTTCAGCGCATCCCCCCTTCGGCACACTCCACCCCACGACGTTTTCACCCGTGGGGATGAAGCCTTGCCCGAGATCGAGATTTTCCGCGTCGGTTCACACACCGCCATGCAGGGGGTGACGCTGAACTTCAGCGAGGCCGCCTTGGCCGCCGCATGCGACGCCTACCTCCCCGGCACCCATGAGGCGCCGTTGGTGATCGGCCATCCGAAGGACACCGCCCCGGCCTGGGGTTGGGTGAAGGGCCTGCGGATGGAAGGCGGCGTGGTGCTGGCCAACTGCGGCCAGGTCAACCCCGACTTCGCCGAGTTGGTGCGCAAGGGTTCGTTCAAGAAACGCTCCGCGAGCTGGTACCACCCCGACAACCCGGCCAACCCGAAGCCCGGCACCTACTACCTGCGTCACGTCGCGTTCCTCGGCGCCCAGCCCCCGGCCCTCAAAGGTTTGAAGGACGTGGACTTCGCCGAGGAAGGCGAGGTGGTGACGGTCGAGTTTGCCGAGGTGCGCCCCTGGCAACGCGCCAGCGGCTGGCGTTCCGTCGCCGCCCTGTTCCGTGGCCTGCGCGACATGCTGGTGGAACAGCAGGGGGCCGAAAAGGCCGAAGCCATGCTGCCCGCCTATAGCATCGACAACCTTCTGACCCTGTCCGAGGCCGAGGCCAACGCCGACGCGCCCGACAGCCCCGCCTTTTCCGAACCGCAACAGACCGAGGAACCCTCCGTGGGACAGAACACCCAACCCGACGCGGCCGAGCTGAAACGCCAGGCCGATGAACTGGCGCTTCAGCGGGCCGACTTCGCCGAAAAGCAGACCGCCTTCCGCCGTGACCAGAACGCCACCTTCTTGGATGGCCTGGTGGCCCAGGGCCGCCCGCTGCCCATCCCGAAGGACAACCTGCTGAACTTCATGGAGGCCATCAGCGCCGACGCCCTGGTGATGGACTTCGCCGAAGGCAAGAAGCCGGTGGCGGACACCTTCCGGGAAATCCTGAAGGCCATCCCGGCGACCGTGGATTTCAGCGAGCGGGCGCCCGGCACCCCCGGCGAAGACCCCGACGCCGCCGAAGACCCCAGCGACGTGGCCAGCCGCGCCCTGGACTACCAGGAAAGCCAGCGGGCCAAGGGCATCACCATCAGCACCACCGACGCGGTGGCGTATGTCGAGAAGGAGCGCAAGAAGTGACCATTCGCACCATCAGCAAGAGCCGCCGCGCGGCCACCGCCATCCCGCCCTATCGCATCGTCAAGCCCGGCCCCGCCGATGGCGAGGTGGCGCTGGCCACCGCCGCCACCGATGCCCTGATGGGCACCACCGGCCAGCTTGGCGCGGCCATCAGCGAACGCGTGGACGTGGATTTGGGCGCCATGCCCGAGGTGGAGCTGGGCGGCACCGTCGCCGCTGGCGACCCGTTGACCGCCGACGCCAACGGCAAGGCCGTCAAGGCCATTCCGGCGGCGGGCGTCAACGTCCGCATCATCGGCTTTTCCGACACCAGCGGCACCGCTGGCGCCGTCATCACCTACCTGCACGCCCCCGGCGTGATGCAGGGCTAAGGGAGTAACCCCGCATGTCCACGTCCCCGTTCGTCGTCGTCCCCACCCTGAGCTCTATCGCCATCGCCTACCGCAACCCGGCCTATACGCTGATCGGGGAAAAGGTGATGCCGCGCGTCAGCCCGGTGCTGACCACCAAGGAATTCACCTACAAGGAATACGACCTGGCCGCCGGTTACACCGTTCCCGATACCGCCGTGGGCCGCACTGGCCGCCCGGCCGAGGTCGATATCAAGGCCGAGGACCGGACGGGCAAGTGCGAAGACCATGGTCTGGATCACCCGGTTCCTCAGCCCGACATCGACCAGGCCAAGGGCACCAACACCAATCCGCTGGGCGTCGCCGCCGAACACGTCACCAACCTGGTGCAGCTTGCCCGCGAAATCCGCGTGGCGGCCAAGACCTTCAACGCGGCCAGCTATGCCGCCACCAACGTCCAGGCGCTGGCGGGCACCGACCAGTTCAGCGACCCGAACAGCGACCCGGTGGCCATCATGACCGAGATGCTGGACACGCCGCTGTTGCGTCCGAACCGGCTGGTGTTCGGCAAGCGGCCGTGGTCCATCTTCCGTTCCCACCCCAAGGTGTTGAAGGCCGTTTATCCCAACGGCAACGGCGGCGGCATGGCCACCCGCCAGCAGGTGGCGGACGCGTTCGAAGTCCAGGAAATCCTGGTGGGCGAAAGCTTCGTCAACGGTAACCGCAAGGGCCAGGCGGCGGCTATGCAACGTGTCTGGGGCGGCCACATCGCCGGTCACTTCATCGACCCGACCGCCAGCAACCAGGCGGGCGTCACCTGGGGCCTGACCATGCAATACGGCCAGAAGGTGGCCGGAACCCAGGCCGATGGCGGCATCGGCGCCTGGGGTGGGCAGCGCGTCCGCGTCATCGACAGCGTGTGCGAACTGGTCGTGTCCAAGGACGCGGGCTTCCTGATCCAGAACGCCGTCTAAGGGGGGAACCATGCTCTACAAAGTGAAGGGAACCATTCGCTACAACGGCAAAATCTATGAAGACGGCGGGTTGGTGGAGATCGCCGACCAGCACGCCGGTCCCTTGATGTCCGTGGGGAAGCTGGAACGCCTGGTGGGAACCGACCTGGGCCGCGCCTATGCCGAGATGGACCGCAACAATCCCCAGCCGGAAGGCGACAACCACGCGGCCGAGTTGCGCGAAGCCAACGACAAGCTGAACGCCATCTTCGAAGTGGTGGTGGGCGTGGACGGTGTTCCCGGCAACCTTTTCCTGTTGGACGCCATCAAGTGGATGGCGGCCGAGCTGGCCGCCGCGCGCCTCGCGCTGGCGCAGATCAAGGGCACCGACACCCCGGCGCCGCCCGCCGAGGCCGAACCCGAGCCGAAGGACACCGCCGAGGCCCAGGCCCCGGACGGCCCCAAGGACCAGCCCGACCCGGAGCCGGAACCCGACCCGGCCAAGGACGCGCCCAAGAAGCGCAAGTAACCCCCACTAACCCAAGCCCCCGGATGGTTCGCCATCCGGGGCAAGGATTGCCCCGGCGATGACCTACGCGACCCAAGACGACATGGTGGCCCGCTTCGGCGAAACCGAGCTGGTGCAGTTGACCGATGACGCCGGAACCGGCGAGATCGGGCCGCGCCTGGCCGTCGCCCTGGCCGATGCCGACCAGGTCATCAACGGCTATGCGGCGGGCACCTATGACGTGCCGCTGGCGCCCGTGCCCGACCTGGTGACGCGCTGGGCCTGCGACATCGCCCGCTATTTCATCCACCGCGACGGCGTGACCGAACTGGTGGAGAAGAATTACAAGGCCGCGCTGGCTGGCCTGAAGGACGTGGCCAAGGGCGACCTGATCCTGGAATGCCAGGGCGTGGAAGCCGAGGAAGCCGATACCGAAGACGACGACCTGGCCACCTACGACGATGCGCCCAGCATCATGTCCGGGGGGCCGTGGCATGGCTGAAGGCGTCAACTTCACCATCAGGGCGGACGGCACTTCCGCTGTCAGCCGCGCCCTGGTCCAGCTTCAACTCAGCATCCGCTTGCACGAGCTGCTGGACGAAATCGGCGCCTCGCTTCTGACCAGCACCCAGCGGCGGTTCGAAGATGAACAGGCGCCCAGCGGGGCGCCCTGGGACCCCATCCAGCGGGATGGCTCCATCCTGCGCGACAGCGGGCGGCTGTACCAGTCGCTGACCTATGTCGCGGGTCAGGCCCAGGTCGAGGTCGGCACCAACGTGGTGTACGCCCGCATCCATCAATTGGGCGGCCAGGCGGGCCGGGGCCGGAAAGTGACCATCACGCCGCGTCCCTTCCTTGGTCTGGATGATGCCGACCGGCGCGAGCTGATGGAGATCGTCAACGACTATGTACGCGAGGCCCTGCCGTGATCGCTGAAATCGAAAATGCCATGCTGCAACGGCTGCAAAGCGCCAAGGCGCTGGGCCTGTTCGGCTATCAGGTCAAGACCATCGACAGCCTGGGCGTCGAATTTGACGACGCCGACGCCCTGAAGAAGTCCGTCAACCTGGTGCCCGGCCTGTGGGTGACGTTCCAGGATGAGGTCAAATCCGGCGACGGCGCCTATGGCGAACATCGCATGAAGGCCACCTTCCGCGTGGTGGTGGCCGCCATCAACAAGCGGAACCAGGCCGCCACCCGCCATGGCGCGGGAAATGACGTGGGCACCTATCAGATGGCCCAGGACGTGCGCGCCCTGCTGGCGGGTCAGAAGCTGGGCTTGGCCATCAGCTACCTGGAACCCGTGCGCATCCGTACCTTCCCCGCCGTCGAACGGATCATGCCCGGCCTGTCCGTCATGGCGGTGGAATTCACCACCACCTACACCGCCACCGACGCCCCGGACCAGCCGGGCGCGCAGATCGGCGCCCCCAACGGACCGGACGTGCCGCGCGACAAGGGGCTGGCCGAGGCCATGGCCATTGGCGCCGGTATCACCGATTTCCGCACCTCACACGCCGATTGGGCGCCGCCCTTCAACCTGTCCGCCACCGTGAACCTGGAGCAATGACCAGATGGCCGAGCTGCATCTGAAACCCGCCCGAGAGGGCGACATCATCCGCGACCCCGCCAGCGGTCGCATCATGCCGCCCGAGGGCGAGACGAAGCCGCGCAATCCCCATTGGCTGCGCCGCCTGGGCCGTGGCGAGGTGGCCGAAACCACCGCCGAGGCCATCGCCAAGGGCAAGAAGGAACGCGAGGCCAAGGAAGCGGAGGCCCGCGCCGAAGCTGAACAGGTCGCCGCTGAGACGGTGGCCGAGAACACCGCCGAGACGGTGGCCGAACCGGCCCCCGACGCGAAGCCCCGCAAGGGCAAGGAGTAAGCCCCCATGACGATCAGTTTCGCGCAAGTCAGCCTGTCCTCTCGCCTGCCGGGCTTTGAGGTCGAATTCGACAACAGCCACGCCGTGAAGGGCCTGGCGCTGGACGCCACCCGCGTGGTGATGTTCGCCCAGAAGCTGCCGGGCGGCACCGCGCCCACCAACGTGCCCACCCGCTTGCTGGCCGCCGACCACGGCGTGAAGCTGGGCGGCCGTGGGTCCATGCTGGCCGCCATGGCCCGCGCCTTCCGCAAGGCCAGCGACATGATGGACGTGTGGGTGGTGGCGCTGGAAGACAACCCGGCGGGCACCAAGGCCACCGCCGCCATCACCACGACCGGCCCCGCCACCTCGGCCAGCACCCGCACGGTGTGGATCGGTGGCCAGCGTGTCCAGTTCTCCGTCGCCATCGGCGCCACCGCCGACCAGGTGGCCGAGGGTCTGGCCGCCGCCATCAACGCCAACCTTGACCTGGTGTTCATCGCCGCCGTGGACGGCGCCACGCCGTCCAAGGTCAACCTGACCGCCCGGCACAAGGGCGCGGCCTGGAACGGCCTGGACATCCGCCTGGGCTATTACCAGGGCGACATCCCCGACGACGGCCTGACCTTCGCCATTACCCCGTTCACGGGCGGCGCGGGCAATCCCGACCTTGTGGCGGGCATGACCGCCCTGGGCGACGCGCAGTATCACCATGTGGCGAACCCCTATACCGATGGCGCCAATCTGGCGGCGCTGGTGACGGAATTCACCGAACGTTGGTCCGCTGGCCAGCAGATCGAAGGCCAGGTGTGGAGTGCGCACGCGGGCGACCACGCGGCACTGACCACCTTGGGCAACAGCCTGAACGCCTTCCCGCTGTCCATCATGCCCACCTATGGTTCGCCCACCCCGGCCTATGAGGTGGCGGCCATCTATTGCGCGGTGGCGGCGTCCTCCATCGACATCGACCCGGCCCGCCCGCTCCAGACCCTGACGCTGAAGGGCATGATGGCCCCGGCCGAGAAGGACCGCTTCGACAAGCTGGAGCGCAACCTTCTGCTGTGGGACGGCATCAGCACCTTCGTGGTGACTTCCTCGGGCCTATGCCAGATCGAGCGGGCCATCACCACCTATCAGGTCAACGATTGGGGCCTGAACGATCCCAGCTATCTGGACGTGGAAACCCCGGCCACCCTGTCGGTGCTGCGCCGCACCTGGCGCGCCCGCCAGGCGCAGAAGTTCCCGCGCCACAAGCTTGCCGACGACGGGACCAATTTCGGCGTCGGTCAGGCCATCGTCACGCCCTCCATCCTGAAGGCCGAAAACATCGCCCTGGCCCGTGATTGGGAACAGCGCGGGTGGGTGGAGAACGTGGACGCCTTCAAGGCCGCCCTGGTGGTCGAGCGCAACGCCGACGACCGTTGCCGCGCCGACCATCTGCTGCAGCCCGACCTGGTCAACCAGTACCGCAAGGGCGCGGCGCTCATTCAGTTCATCGTTTAACGGGGGTTTAAATGACCAAATACCTTGGCCGCGCCGATATCGCCTACGACGGCAAGAAGGTGGGCACCCTGCCCGGCGCCTCGCTGGATTTGGGCGGGTGGGAGCGCAAGGCCGTCGTCCTGGGCGACGGCACCGTGGGCTTCAGCGAAAGCCCGAAGCAATCCGAGCTGGAATGCGACGTGCCCATTTCCGCCGAAACCCCGGTGGAAGACATCAACAACCTGGTGGACGCCACCGTGACCTTCCGCGCCGACACTGGCCAGACCTGGCTGATCCGCAACGCCTTCCGCGCCGACACGCTGAAGTTCTCGGCCAAGGATGGCGGCCCGATGAAGATCAAGATCAACGGCAATCCGGCCGAGAAAATCTAAGGGGGCAGAGATGGAAGCCAAAACCACCACCAACGAAAAGGGCCTTCCGGTCCACACCTTCCCGCTGTTCCGGCCGCGCACCATGGGCGGTGTCCGCTATGCGGCGCTGAGCATGGTTGAGCCGCACGTCAAGGCCAACATGGAGATGATCGACGTGCTGGGCGATGCCGACGCGGCTGGTCCCCGTGTTCGTGAATTCACCATGCTGGCCATCTTGTGCGGCGTGCCGGTGGACCTGATCGAAATCTTGCATCCGGTCGATTACACGAAACTCCAGGAACTCCTGCAAAATTTTCCCTCGCCGGAGGACGAGAACTCCGGCGAAACGTCCTCCGACTTGCCCGCGTAAGCGGCTGGTCGCGGGCTGAAATCGAAGCCATGCCGACCAGGGAATTCCTGGCCTACATGGCCGAGGTCCAAGAACTGGAACATCAGGGGTAAGCCTTGTCTCTGGCCACCAACATCATCATCGGCGCGGCGCTGGGGGGAAACTTCAATCCCACCATTGGCAGTGCTGTGGCTGGGATTGGGCAAATCAACCAGTCCATTGGTCAGCTTAGTGGCGCCATGATGCAGGTTGGCCAGGCATGGGCGGCGCTGGAGGGCATTGGAAAAGCCACCGATCAGGCCAGCGACTTCGAACACGAATTGATGCAGGCGGGCATCACCGCCGATATGACCAATGAACAGATCGCGGGGCTGAAGGATCAGCTTCGCGGCCTGGCGGTGCCAGACCGCACCAACCAGTCCATGCAAGACCTGCTGAAGGGGTACACAGCCCTGGTGTCGGCGGGCGCGGACAAGGACAAGGCCAGCGCCATGGTGGAGGCGCTGGGCCGCACCGCCACCGCCGCCCAAGCCAGCGTTGATGACCTGGCCAAGACCGCCTTCGTGCTGCACGACACCTTGGGCGTGGCGCCCGAGGGCATGGGCAAGGCGCTGGACCAGTTGGCCTTCGCGGGCAAACAGGGCGCCTTCGAGCTGAAGGACATGGCCAAGTATTTCCCGGTTCTGGGGGCCAGCGCCAAGAACCTTGGTCTGCAAGGGACCGAGGCGGTCACCACCCTGGGCGCCGCCTTGCAGATCGCCAAGAAGGGCGCGGGTGACCCGTCCGAGGCGGCCAACAATATGAAGAACTTCCTGGCCAAGGCTACCTCTGGCGACACGGTCAAGAAGTTCGCGGAACACGGCGTCAATCTTCAAAAGACGCTGAAGGACGCCATGACCAGGGGCGAGAACCCCATGGAAGTGCTGATCCAGAAAATTCAAACCATGACCAAGGGAGACCCTTTCAAACTCAGCGCACTGTTCCAGGACCAGCAGGTGCTGGATTTCCTGAAGCCCATGCTCGCCAATTTCGAGGAGTACAAGAAGCTCAAGGCCGATATCGCGGGCGCCTCGGGCACGGTGGACACCGATTTCGCCCGCATGATGGAAACCAACAAGGAGTTGCTGAAGGGATTCAAATCACAGCTCGGCAAGCTTGGAGAGGGTGTTGGTGCCGCGCTGTTGCCGCCGTTCAACGCGGTGCTGAAGGTCATTACCCCGGTGGTGACCGTGCTGGGCGACATGGCCAGCGCGTCGCCCGCCACCACCGCCGCCATCGTCGCCGTTGGTGCCGCCTTCACTTTGCTTCCAACCGCCATTACCGCTGTCACCGTCGGGTTCAAGGTGCTGACCGCCACCATGATGGTCAACCCCATTGGTTTGATCGTTGGCGGCTTGGCCATCGGCGCCGCCGTGCTGATCGACAATTGGGGCGCGGTGAAATCGTTCTTCTCCACCATCTGGAACGGTGTCACGGAACACTGGCGCACCATCCTGGCCTTCACCGGCCCCATCGGCTGGGCGGCAATCAAGATCATCGACAATTGGGGCCAGTTGAAGACCTTCGCCATGGGCATGTGGGACGGCATCAGCACCAAATGGGCGGCGCTGGTCGAGGTGGTGACGCCCATCGGCGAGGCCGTCACCGGCATCTTCACCACCGTGTGGGGCAACATCGCGAAAGTCTGGGACGACGGCGTGGCCACCATCATGGCCATTTGGGACAAGGTGCGCGGGCCGCTGACCGACTTCGCCAAGATGATGGGATGGGTGGACCCCATGCCGAAGGTGGGGGAGGCCGTGGCGGCGGCGTCCAACGACAACGCCGTGAACGACAACCAGGTGACGCCCGGCGCCGCCGTGGACAAGGCCGGGGACAAGGCCAGCATGGCCGCGCCCGGTGCCGGTATCACCGCCGCCGAGGCCAGGGGCGCCCAGATCATGGGCAAGAGTTCGGATACCGCCGCCCAGGGTTCGTCCGGGGGTCAGGCCGCCGCCCAAACCGCCGCCGCGCCCCAGCGCCTTGAAGTGGTGCTGGTGCTGCCGCCGGGAGTCCGCGCCGACGTGCGCGGTTCCGCCCCCGGCGTGACCGTGATTCCCCGTACCGGCCAATCCATGGCAGGGGGGAACTGATGGCCGAGAGCTGGCGCGACAATCTGCGCCCGGCAAGTTTCCGGGGCATTGGCTTCGAACAGAAGGGCCGCAAGGGCAAGGGAGGCCGACGCGGCGCCGACCATGAATTTCCCGACCGCGACGAAGGTTTCCCCGAAGATACCGGGCGAAAGATGCGCCGCTATTCAGCGGAAGCCTTCCTGCTGGCGTCCAAGTTGGGGGGCAACTACCTGCCCACCAAGAATAAACTGATTGAGGCCCTGGAGAAAAAAGGCCCCGGCGAATACATCGACACTTGGGGCGACACTTGGCAGGTCCAGGTCCGGGATTTTGAATGGGAGGAACGAGCGGCAGACGGCGGCTATGTCGCCTTCAACATCACGTTCGTTGAGTACGGCAACAAGGCACTGCATACGGTCAAGACCGACACCGCCTATGCCGTGCGCCAGGCCAGCGCCGCCAGCAAGGCGGCGGTGGTGGGGGATTTCGACGCGAAGTTCAGTCCGCGCGGCAATGACGACGTGTTGAGCCGGGCCACCGCCGCCGCTGGCGTTGCGCTGGACAAGATAGAGGCGGCGCTGTCCAAGGGCACCAGCGCGAGCCGCTACAATGGCGGCGTGTCGTCACTGCTGGGCCGCGTGTTGAGCCTGCGGGGGTCCCTGTGGGGCGGTTCCGGCTTCGGGTCATCCTTTTCCGAGCTGATGTCCCTGGCGCTGGGCATGCAAAGCGCGGGCTGGCAACGCTATCAGACGGCGCGCGGCTTCCTGGATTACGGCCAGGACTTCGCCCCCATCACCCCCACCACGACCATGCGCGCCCAGGCCGCCGCCAACCAGGCCGCCCTGATTGATTTGGTGCGCGGCCTGGCGGCGGTCGAAGCGGCGGAAGCCTCGGCCGACATTCCCTTTGTCGTCTACGACGACGCCGTGGGCGTGCGCGACGACGTGGCCACGTCGCTGGACGAACGCATGATGACCGCGCCCGATAGCGTCTATCAGTCCCTGGACACCCTGCGCGCCGCCTCAATCCGCGACATCACCACGCGCGGCGCCGACCTGTCGCGGCTGTCGGACGTGATCAACGACGCCGACACCCCCGCTTTGGTGCTGGCGCATCGCCTCTATGGCGACGCCGCCCGCGAAAGCGACGTGCTGGCGCGTAACCCGACCATTCGCCATCCCGGCTTCATCCCCGGTGGCCTGACCCTGAAGGTGCCGACCAATGGCTGATGCAGAAAACCGCGTGGCACTGTGGGTTGGTGGCCACCGCCATGAGGGGTGGGAGAACATCGCCGTAACCCTGAACCTGGACCACATGGCGGGGGACTTCAACCTGACCCTGACCGACGAATACCTGAATGACGGTCAGCTTGAGAAACACCCCATTGACGGCGGGGCATCCTGCCGCGTGGAAATTGACGGCGAAACGGTGCTGACCGGATGGGTGGACAATCCCATTCCCGCCTTTGACGTGAATTCCAACGTCGTCACGGTGACGGGGCGCGATGCTACCGGCGACCTGGTGGATTGCTCGGCCGAGGTGAAGGAATACCTGAACCAGAAGCTGGAAGCCGTGGCGCGCGACATGTGCGCCCCCTTCGGCATCAAGGTGGTGGTGGCCACGGACACGGGCGCCGTGTTCAAGCGCGTGGCCGTCAACACGGGTGACACCGTGCAGACGTGCATTGAACGCATGTGCCGCCAGCGCGGTGTCCTGCCCTGGTCGGATGGCCTGGGAAACCTGATCATCGGCCGGGGAACCGTGGGCAAACCGGTGGCCGAGTTGAAGCGCGGGGTGAACGTCAAGAGCGCCACGGCACCCAATAACTTCGCCGGGCGCTTCTCGGAAATCATCGTGCGCGGCACCCGCGAGACGCCCGACAGCTCGGACCCCACGGCCGGAAGCCAGGAACAGGGCGTGGCCAGGGACGCGGCCGTGAAGCGGCACCGCCCCAAGATCATCGTTCCCGAAACCCAGGGCGCCATCATCAACCTGAACGAACGAGCCGCCCATGAACAGCGGGTGGCCCAGGGGAAAAGCCGCTCGGTGTCGGCCACCGTGTATGGCTGGCGGCACGATGGCGGCCTGTGGCGCCCCGGACAGACAGTGGCCTTCAGCGACACGCGGTTGCGGATCAGCGGCAATTGGCTGGTGGGCAACGTCGCCTTCGTCAAGAACGATGACGACGGCACGGTGACGAAGCTCAACCTCTATCCGCCGGGTGCGTTCGACCTCTTGGCCCAGCCGGAGGAAGAGTAATGCGCAATCTGGTGAACATGATCCTGGCCGAGGTGGACAACCGCCTGGAGTACCTGAAGAACCGGGTGAAGCTGGGCCTGGGCAAGGGCGTGGTGCACATGGTCAACGATGGCGGCCCGTGCCAGACGGTACAGGCCACCTTCCTGGTGGGGGAAAACCGCGACGGCATGGAGCGGCCCCAGGATTACGGCTTCACGTCGCACCCCTTGCCGGGCATGCAGCCCTTTGCCGGGTTCTTCGGCGGCGACCGTTCCAACGGCTTCGTCATCGCCATGTGTGACCGCCAGTTCCGCATCGCGCTGCTGAAGGGCGAAGTGGCCGTGTATGACGACCTCGGCCAGAAGGTCCACCTGACCCGCACGGGCGTGGTGGTGAAGACCCCGCTGAACGCCACTCTGGAAGCCGACCAGAACGTGACCATCAAGGCCGGGAGGAAGCTGCGCCTGGAAGCCGAAGACATCGAGACGCACGCCACCCGGTCCCGGTCGTGGGACGTGGGCGGCTTTGGCGAGCGGTGGACGTGGACCGGCGGCGCCGCCTGGGAACACAAGACGTGGCAGGCGGGCGCCGCCACCAGTTCCGTGGTCCTTAATATCAAGCCGCCGGAAGGGCCGTAAAATGGACTTTCAAACCGCCTTCAACGGCCAGACCCTAACCGCCGATTGGGTGCTGATCGGCGGCTTGCTGGGCCAAGAGGCCGGGCTGAAGACCGCCATCGCCCTGTCGCTGTTCACCGACCGCCGGGCCGAGCCGGGCGACGTTCTGCCCGATGGCACCACCGACCGCCGGGGCTGGTGGGGCGACGTGGTGCCGCCGGTCAACGCCCCCGACGACACGCCGTGGCGGTCTGGCTCGCGCCTGTGGCTGCTGTCGCGCGAGAAGCAGACGCCCGAAACCGCCCGCCGGGCCGAGGTCTATTGCCGCGAAGCGTTGGAATGGCTGACCCGCCTGGGCGTGGCCGAGCGGGTGGACGTGACTGCCGCATGGCAGGAAACCGGCGTGCTGGGCATCGCCATCACCGTGACCAAGGACGCCAACGTGACCGAAACCTGGGGCTGGCTGTGGGCCGCCAACGACAATCTGGCCACCGCCTGGAAGGACATCGCCGCATGAGCTTCACCCGCCCGACCCTGGCCGAGCTGATCGAACGCGAACAGGCCGATTTCGAAAGCCGCCTGCCCGGCGCCGATGCCCGCTTGCCCATGTCCAATCTGAACGTCATGGCGCGCGTGCACGCCGGGGCGCTGCATGGGTTGTACGGCTTTCAGGACTGGATCAGCCGTCAAATCCCCTTCGACACCGCCGATTACGACATCTTGGTTCGTTGGGCGTCTATCTGGGAAATCGTCCCCAAGCCTAACAGCTTCGCCGTGGGCAACGTGGTGTTCACCGGCAATGACGATACGCCCATCGCCGAGGGCACCGAGGTACAGCGCGCGGACGGCGTGGCCTATGTCACGACCGCCGCCGCTGTCGTGACCGGCACCACGGCCACGGTTCCGGCCGTCGCCAAGGTGGCGGGTACGGGCGGCAATGCGGTGGCCGGGACCAAGCTCAAGGTGGTGTCTACCATCGGCGGTGTGGCCACAGACCTGGTGGTGGGAACGGGCGGCATGACCGGCGGTGCCGATACCGAAACCCCCGCCTCCCTTTTGGCCCGTCTGCTGGCCCGCATCCGCCAGGCGCCGCACGGGGGCGCCGCCCATGATTATGTGGCCTGGGCCTTGGAGGTTCCTGGCGTCACCCGCGCTTGGGTCAAGCCCGGCTGGTTCGGTGTCGGCACCGTGGGCATCATGTTCATGTGCGACGATGGCGGCGGCATCCCCAGCGCCGAGAAGTTGGCCGAGGTGCAAGCCCATATCGACGCCCGCCGCCCGGTGACGGCCGAGGTGGTGGTGTTCGCGCCGACGCCCAAGCCCATCAACCCGGCCATCCTCGGCCTGTCCCCCAGCACCGACGCGGTGAAGGCGGCGGTGGTGGCCGAACTGACGGACCTTTTGCGCCGCGAGGCCGAGCCGGGCGGCGTCATCCTGGGAAGCCATATCCGCGAAGCCATCAGCCTGGCCGCCGGGGAAACCGACCATACCCTGACCAGCCCGGCGGGCAACTTCATCCCGGCCGCCCACGAGATCGCCACCTTGGGCGTGCCGAGCTGGAGCTGACGCCATGCGAGCGACACCCGAGCTTTACCTGTCCCAGCTTCAGGCCCTGCTGCCCACGGGCGCCGCCTGGCCGCGTGAACCCGACACGGTGCTGACCAACGTTCTGCTGGCCATGGCCGATGGCCTGGCCCGCGCCCACAACCGCGCCCTGGACCTGATTGAAGAAGCCGACCCGCGCACCACTCTGGAACTGCTGGCCGATTGGGAACGGGTGTGCGGCCTGCCCGATCCGTGCAGCGGCCCGGCCGCCACCATCGCCGAACGCCGCGCCCAGGTGGTCGCCCGCCTGACCGCGACGGGCGGGCAGTCCCCCGCCTATTTCATCGCCCTGGCGGCGGCGCTGGGCTTTGAAATCACCATCACCGAACGCCGCGCCCGGTTCCACGGCCGCCGCACCCACGGCACGCCCTACGGCGGCCCAGAGATGCAACGGGTCTGGGAAGTGCATCTGCCGCCGGAAACCGTTTTCCGCCGCCGCCACGGGCGCGGCTATCACGGCGAACCCTATGCGAGCTGGGGCGCCCAATCGCTGATTTGCATGCTGGAGCGGCTGAAGCCCGCCCACACCATCATCTGGTACGTCTAGGAGCAAAAGGACCATGGACTATCCCAAGAGCGACCCCCGCGTGGGGCTGCACAACGGCAAATTCACGGACGGTTCGGCCGATGGAACCATCCAGCCGTCGCTGGACACCGCCGCCCATGACAACGCCCTGACCGACGAAGTCCTGAACGTCATCACGGCGGCGGGCTTGATCCCCGACGAATTCGACCATACCCAGCTAAGGCAGTCCATCCAGGCCCTGATCGCGGCCAACGGCAACAACATCCATGTCGCGGCCGACACCGGCGTTGCCAACGCTTACGCCGCCACCGTGTCGGCCTCGGTCACCAACTATGACAACATGGCGGTGCTGCTCAAGATCGGCACGGGGAATACCGGCGCCTGTACCCTCAATATCACTCCGCAGGGGGGCGTCGCGTTGGGCGCGGTCGCCATCAAAAAGATGGTGTCGGGGGTACTGGTCAACCCATCGGCCGGAGATATGCCGACCGGTGGCGTCGTGGTGTTGGTTTACGATGGCGCTGGTTTCCAGCTGGCCAGCGCCTCGGGCGGACAATCGGCGGCGGATATCGGGTATCTCGCTGGCTGGGCCTATGATGGCGTCGGCGAAGACCTGCGCGTCCAAACCTATGGATCGGTCAAACTGGCCCGCTCCGTCACCATCGAGGGAGAGGTTGGCGATGCCGGTCTGGCGCCGACCGGCGCCGCCGTCATCATGGATGTTGAGCGCGACGGCGCCAGCATCTACACCGTCAAACCGCAGATCGCCGCCGGTGCCACCGTGCTGACCGCCGGCGTGCTCGACCCGGCCAAGGTGTCCTGCCCGGCCGGCACCGTGCTGACCTATAAGGTCACCCAGGTCGGCTCGACCATCCGAGGCCAGCAGGTACGTTTTACCCTCAAAGCGAGGGCGTCGTGATGCTGGCGCCGCATCTCAACAGCGTGCCGCGCGGCATCGTCCGCAGTGGTCTCGCCTGCCACTACGATGTCGGCGACGCGCGCTCGTGGCCGGGGACAGGACAGGTCTGGATCGACATGGTCGGCGGCCTCGACCTGGCGCTGGGCGCCACCACCGCAGTCGGCGCCGACGACCCCACCTTTACCGGGTCCGTCGGCGGACGGTCGGCATACTGGTCCATGGATGGCCTGGACTGTTTTATCCAGGCGGCTCCTTATGCCGGGTCCATATTGCGCGGCCTTGGCCGTCGGGGGCAGTCATTTACCGTTGAGGCATGGCTATATCGGGGTCCCTCGGCGGCGGCGACCGAGGTTTTGCTCGCGTCTCAGGGGGCCAGTGGTGGTATCGGCATTAATTACTGCCTCAATATCAGCGGCCATCCTGACGTGTATGTTTACCCGTCCGGCCAGCATGTGGCGGCGACGGTCGGCGTACCGGTGTCGGCGTGGTCTCAGGTCGCGCTGTCCGGGACACCCGACGGCACCGGCATCCGGCACTATCTCAATGGCGCCGACAACGGCGGCGGCGCGCCATCCAACACCTGGTTAACCGGCGACAGCGACCGCCCGTTACAGGTCAGTAAGGACACCGACGGCAACGACTATCTGCAAGCCGGATCGCGCATGGCGATCCTACGTGTTTACAGCCGCGCGCTGTCGGCCAGCGAGATCAGGCACAACTGGCTGGCCCAGCGCGGCCGCTTTGGGATTTGAGGGGGTGTAAGATGGACTATGTGATCGCGGTAACTAATGGTGTAGCGGTCGGCATGCCGCTGCCACGCCCGGCCTCGGTGACGCTGGACAGCGGCCACGAGGTCGGCTGTGGGCATTGGACAGACGCCGAGCTGGCCGAGATCGCCGGGCTGTGGCCGGTGATCCCGTGGGACGAGCACACCCACCGGCCCATCGGCGGCGGCACCGTCAAGGACAGTGCGGTGGCGCCAAATCTGGAGCCGCAGCCGCCCGAGTATCTGGCCACTCGGAAGGACGAGGCCAAGGCCGCTATCCGATCAGGCGCCAGCGGGGCGCGGGACGCCTTCCGCACGCCTGGCAAGGACGGTGTTTACCTGACCAAACTGACCGAAGGCCGTGCCTGGTACACTGCCGGTAATCCCGAAGACCTGACCAACTATCCCACCATTGCCGCCGAGGTAGGGGTGACCGCGCCCACCGCCACCGCCCTAGTGGCGTTGTGGGAGGCTATGAACGAGGTCTGGACCAAGCGCGCGCTGCCAGCCATTGAGGGGGCGGAACAGCGGGCACTGAAGGCGGTGACCGAGGCCAAAACCGTGGATCAGGTCATTGCAGCCCAGAAGGTGATCTGGCCGAAGCCCGAGGACTTCTCCTGATGATCACGTTGCGCTTCTCGGGCGGCATGGGGCTGGCGGGGCGGGCGGTGCAGGCCGCCACCTGGTCATGGGCCAGCCATGTGGATTTCGAGTTGGAGGACGGTCGCCTGGTGGGCGCCGTCCCCGGCCGGGGCGTCTGCATCCGCGACCCTCGGGACGATGCTCCCAGCCGGGTGGAACGATACCAGATCAAGCTACCCTGGGGCCTCTACGGTTCGCCGCTGGATTGGGCGCTTAACCAAGTGGGCAAGCCCTATGACTGGTTCGGTGTGCTGGGCTACGCCCTGCGCCGCCGCTGGCAGGATAAGGACGCCTGGTTCTGTTCCGAGCTGGTGGCCTTCGCCTTCCGAGGCGCTGGCTATCCGCTACTGCGGGCCGACGACGCCTGGCGCATCACCCCGCGCGACCTTCTGCTGTCGCCCTATCTTGTGCCCCTGGACAAGTACGAATGCCGGTCCTGTTCACACCCCTGCGAAGCCCCCGGCGCCCGCCCTGTTGGGTCCTGCCTCTTGGGCCACCGTGCCCCATAAAAAGGGGGTGTTCTTTGACATCGTGAATACCCCCTTCAAGGGGCCTTAAAACCCGGCTTCCGAGGCTCGCGGCGCTGTCCGAAATCGCGCGCTAAAATGTCCGAAATCGCGCGCGCCGCTACACCATCGTGCTGAGCACCGCGACGCAACCGGCCCTGACCGATCCCCAGTGGCTGCCGGGCTGCGCCCTGACCGGTGTGACCGAGATCATCTCGGACCCCCATGCCCTGCACGCCGCCATGCGCCGTGTCGGCTATGACTGGGCCGGACCGTTGAATGATGCGGCGGTGGCCGAACGCATGCTGGCGCAGCCGCAGGTCCTGACCGTGGTCAATACCCGCCGCCATGCCCGCGAATTGTTCGCCCTGATCCGGGGCAATCCCGGCGCCTTCCATCTGTCGGCGGCCATGACCCCAGCCCACCGCACTCAGGTTCTGGCCGGTATCCGGGACGCGTTGAAACACGGACGGCCGTGCCGCGTGGTCTCGACCCAGGTGGTGGAGTGCGGCGTCGATGTGGATTTTCCGGCGGAGTTCCGATCGCTGGCCGGGCTGGATTCCATCATCCAGGCCGGGGGGCGCTGCAACCGCTCGGGCGGGCGGAAGGACGCGGTGGTGACGGTGTTCGCCGCCCCCGGCCACCCTGTGCCGTCCCTCTGGAGCAACCACGCCACCCTGGCCCATCAGGTGCTGACCGGAAAATTCGCCGCCGACCCGGCAGCGCCCGAGGCGGTGGCGTGGTATTTCAAAAACCTGTTCCGCGACGAGAACCGCGACGTTCACGGCATTTGCCGCCTGCTGGAGGCCAACAGCCAATTGGCCTTCGCCTTCCGCAGCGCCGCCCAGGCGTTCCAGTTGATCGAGGGCGGGCAGGTGGACGTCACCATCCCCCGCACCGCCGAAGCCCAAGAGCTGGTCCGTCGCCTGGAAGCCGAAGGCCCCGCCCCCGCCCTGCTGCGCGCCCTGCACCCCCACACGGTGCAACTGCGCCCCGCCCAGGCCAAGGCGTTGGGCGGCGCACTGCGGCTGGTGGCGGAACGGGTGTGGGTGTTGGACGCGGCGGCGTATGATGCGGAGATGGGTGTGAAGGGATAGGGGAGGGCGATACCCCTCCCCACCCGGCACAGTTTGCTGCACCTCACTGGTGAGGTTTCAATCCACACCCTCAATGGCGAGGGCGACAGGCCCAGGTTATATGGGCTCAGAAGATGCTATCTTCCTCACAAGTGATGTTCAAGCCCCCTATTGCAAGGCACCGAGTTTCAGCGTAGCTTAGATATGGGTTGAGAGCGCCCTCACGCTCCCAACCCAAAAGCGAAACAACCGTTCATCCCGAAAGGAGGTCGTTTCATGGCCCGGCATCGCCAAGCGAGAATAGTCTAGCGCAGGAAGACCGCCCTTGAAAGAGGACCTTCCCTGTCTCGGCCGTCGGATGGTGCGGCAGGGATAGAGCGCGCAATTTAGCCATCACCTTCCCTCGCACGGCCTCGTCGCTGCGATCCTTAAGCAAGCGGGCATATGATGCGCTATCCCATCCTGATTGAAGAAGGCTCGGAAGACACGGCCTTCGGAATCGTGGTTCCTGATCTGCCCGGCTGTTTCTCGGCTGGCGACACGCTGGATGAGGCCATGGAGAGCGCCAAGGAGGCGGTGGCGGCCTGGGTGGATTCCGCGCTGGATAGCGGTGCCACGATTCCGGCTCCGTCCAAGTTGGAGGATGTGCGCCGTCTTCCCGGATATGAGGGCTGGAGTGTCGGAATCATCGAACTGGACCCCGCCCTGTTCGACGACACCATCGAGCGCGTCAACATCACCCTGCCGAAGCGTGTCCTGCGCCGTCTGGATGATCTGGCCAAGGCCCGCCAGCAAAGCCGTGGTGCTTTCATCGCCGACCTCACACTCCACTTGTGA